TTTCATCTATCGCTCCTCATTGTTCGTTTAGCTTCTTCACATAATTTTGCGTAGTCTTTAGGCACATCGGGATGCCAACCGCCAAGCAGTAAATCACAGTTCAGTTTATAGACTTCCTCTCTTCGACTCACTTCAGTCAAATAGATAATGCAACCACAAAACACAATCCACATGGCTATAGCCCACCACATGTGCGGTTTCATTTGAGTAGTCTTTTTTCAATGAATTGCGTCAGTTGCTCGCTAGTGGACTCGGGATTTACTTCAAGTATTCCAATAGTAACCATGGCAGCTTGCCGCCACGCCTCATCCCACACAGCTTTAGGGTCTTTGAGTAACCCTTTAGCGTTAGCACGATCTAACAGAAGCGCCCACTCTTCATACGCTACTTCCCATTGCTCTTTCATACGACCTCCAAGTATTTAGTTCCCTTTGCCGTTAGTTGGCACATTTTAGTACGAGAATCTTCTTTGTCAGTTTGAATCTTGATGTAAGAAAACTCACGTAGCCATTTTAATCCACCATGAATGGTTGTCATTGAGGCAATACACTTGGAGTGCGAGGACCCCATCGCGTCCATCACAGTCAATGGTCCCTCATTATGTATCACATTCAATACCAACTCCGCAACTGCAGGCATACCGGAAGCGTTACGCTTCTTGTGCCAGTCTAAAGGCTTCATACTTTCTCCTTAAATTAAAAAAGCTAATACCAACATAAAATACAACGTAATGGCGCCAATCAGGCCCATGCCTACAATTTGCCACAAGGGCGGGTCACGATCATCACGCATTATAGATCTCCCGGCGTAATTTCTTCTGCAGCTTGCTTTTCTGCCAACATGGTTGCAAGATCATAAGCCTTCAAGTAGATAAACTTGCCAAGGCCTGCCATGTTATTCTCATTGACATACTCAACCATCTTTTCGTTATCAGCAACAGACAACTCAGACATAGCGTCAATCAGCATCTCAGCTGGCTTGTAAGTAGTATTCATGAGCTCGTTAACGCGGTCATCAATCATGCACTGGTGTAAGTCATTAGTGTCATACTGTGTATCTGTTGTAAGCCAAGAGTCAAAAGTTTTCATTGTATATTCTTTCAAGGTAAGCCCCCGAAGGGGGCTGGTTATTAACGGGATGTTACTTTGCAAGTAATTGAAGCTGTTGTTTTTGTGTACGCAGCAATCTGCTCAGCGCTTAACTGAATCTTGTGATCTTCACAAATCTTTTTGTAATCGATTGTGTTACGCTGCGACAACGTAATAGTGGCGTTGTATAGGTTGCCTGCATACTTACCTTCACCTTGGTTTTTCAACTCATCTTTTAAAGCTTCGACCTGCTCGTTAAGATCAGCAACCTGTGCAAGTAATAAGCCTAGGTTATCAACATTGGTTAGTTGGATGTCTAAAGTTTTCATATTTTGTTACCTTTCAATAGTCAGTTAATTTGTACTACAATTGAATATTACATCATTTCTAGAAAATAATACAACATTTTTAAAGTATTTGCATTTATTTCATATCGTGAAATACTTAAGATTATTGGTATAAATAATTAGAAATGGTGTAATATGTTATTGTAGTAATGGAACCGCTAATTGATCATTGAAAGGAGAGTACATGCGAGACACACAACTCATACAGCAAGATAGTATAAATTTAGTGCTATCACAAAAGAATGAATTAAAATGAACAAACGCCTAGGTGGAGTAAACATCTAGGCGTTCGTTATCTGAATAAAGAGGACATATATGCAACAACAAACTGTGCCATCAGGGTTTGGCGCAAGTGTTATCACACCTGAACAATTATACACAAAGTTTCTGCTTGACCGGCAATTTGACGATACTGACATTGCTCTCTTAGGGTTGGAGCTCTTATCTCCAGACCAAACCAAGGCGCTAATTGGCCACACTTATGAGTGGTCAGTTAAACTGCCGTATTACGGAGTCGATGGTATTGCTACCAACTTCCACCGCGTAAGGCTTCTTATTCCTAAGAGTAAGATGAAATACAGCCAAGCACGTGCTTCAGGCTCACATATCTACTTTCCCCCACGCACGAATTGGAGTAAAGTTATCAAGGATGTGGAAATCCCTATCATCATCACCGAAGGGGAGTTCAAGGCCTGGGCCATTACCAAAACATTAGTTAAGGATAACCTATTGTACGCCTGCATCGGGTTGGCTGGAGTCACTTCTTGGACCGACAAGAATGGGCTCCACCTACATAAGGACTTAATGCAAGTCATGTGGCGTAAAAAGACCAGCTTTGAGTCCAAGAGCCGCAAAGTCTACATTGTATTTGATTATGACGGCGCTAAGGAAGAAGGCGAGCCTAATGAACAGGTTGCATTAGCTGAAACAAAGTTGGCCATCACGTTAAGAGGCTTAGGCGCTGAGGTACACCTGTGCAGAGTTGGCCGGTTTAGCTCTGGCGTTGGCAAAAAGTACGCAATCGATGACCATCTCATGGCTGGTGGAAGTCTTGGTGAGGTACTTACCACAACCAGCATCGTCATGAACGGTGTAGACACGCTTGATGTAAAGCTTCACGAGTTCTCTACACGTTACGCGCTATATAACGGCGATGTGATTCGTTTAGGCGATGGCCACATCATGAACTTTCAAAAAGCTAAGATTGACAGCGCGCAGCATATCTTCATACAAACAAACACTGTCCCGAGCAGAAATGGCGGACCACCTAGAGTTATCAGCAAAGAAGTTCCTATGCTTGAAGAGTACAAAAAATGGACACGCCGCTGCGATATCCGCAAAGTTGGTGTATTTCCACAGTACCAAGGTATTCGTATCACACCTGACGGCTGCTACAACTATCTGAACGCTTGGTCATATGAACCTACTACAGATAGTCCACAACTATACCTAGACTTTTGTACATACTTCTTTCGTGATGAGCCTGACTTTGCTGAGTACTGGCACGACTGGGTGGCTAACATCATTCAAATACCTAGTCGGCGCAACTACACAACTCCACAGTTTGCATCCGCCAAGGAAGGTATTGGCAAATCTGCAATCGCTGAGTTTATCGCTGAGATGATGGGCACAGGTGAAAACAGTCCCGCTGCTATCGTAGGGCCAGATGAGCTCTTTGGCAACTTTAACGGCATGCTGAAGAACAAACTGTTTGTGGTTGTGAATGAACCATCATCCGACAGAGACGATCACTCTGCCAAGCTTAAAAACTACATCACGTCCAACGAGATTGCCATCAATAATAAGTACGGCGCGCAATATAGTGTGACAAACTACCTGAATTTTGTCTTTACCACTAATAAGCCTTATGTTACTCATATGGGAAATACTGCGAGGCGAGAAGCTATTTACAGTCCAGTCACGTTAACTAATACTGAGACGCACCCCAAAGTATCTGAACTCATGAAGTGGGCTCGTTCTGGGGGCTTTGGTGATGTACTTAACTGGTATTATGAAAGAGACATCTCTAATTTTGACGCTCGCAAAGCTGCTCCGCTGACCAAGTCTCGTGATAAAGCAATACAATTAAGCAAGACGCCATTAGAAAGCTTTGCCAACGAGTTACGTGAATGGGTGGTCGATCAGCTTGAAGGCGTGGCAGCTTTCACGACTCAACAGCTTGACATTTTAAGCGAATCGTGGGGAAATGGCAACAAAGTGAATCAACAATATTTACGCAAAGCGATGAGCGCATGTGGCGAAATCGAGCTAAATAAGGCGATAAAGATTGAAGGGAAGACTGTTCGACACACAATTTTTCAGGTTACAGCGGATGTAACCAAAATGCCCGAAAAGAGTGAAATCACGAGTTACGCTGAGGTTGCAAGAAAAACTGCTGAAGCGATATCACGAGAGGTGGTGCAACAAACTACTTTTTAGTGTAACCTTGTAACCTTTGTGTAACCTACGAGGGCCTTTTATTTATTGTAAGGTTACAAGGTTACAGTAGGTTACAGTAATAATATAATATATATAATAATAGATAAATATATATAGATATACACATTTCCTATATAGTTTTCGACCTGTGTAACCTGTGTAACCTGTGTAACCTGTCCATTTTTGCAAAAAATCTACACATTTTTTAACTTTTGAGATACAATCATTTTATGACGACAAAAACACCATCAAAGAACGGAAAGTTCTTAGGACGTCCAAGCAAGTACGACTCCGCTTATTGCGAACAAGTGATTGAGCTTGGCAAGCTCGGCAAATCACGTTGGGCGATCGCTTCGATACTGGGTATCACGCCTAGCAATCTCATGAACTGGGAACAAGTGCACGACGATTTTCGCGAAGCCTTGCACATTGCAAGACAAGATGCGCTTGCATACTGGGAGCTTTTGGCTGAAAATCACCTGATTGAGACGCCTGGTGCGCCCAAGCTAAACACAGGACTCTGGTCTCGCTCGATGGCTGCGCGGTTCCCCAATGAGTATCGTGAAAACTCCAAGGTTGAAGTGTCAGGCAACAACGGCGGCGCAATTCAAGTCGACGTAATTCACGACTTTGCACAAGAGCTCATGTCGGATCTCCTCGCTGCAAGACAAGCGGATGCTGAGTCAAGCGACAAGTGAGCGCTTAACCAAGCGCATTCAGTCTGGCCCCGATCTCAACAAAGCTACGCCAGAGTGGCGTGGTGCACTTAAAGCTCGAACCAAGTGGTTGTCTATTGCCAATGACCATCAAATCACGCCAAGTGGTGACTGGTGGTCGATCTGGTTACTCTTGGCAGGTCGAGGAGCCGGTAAGACACGCTGCGCTGCTGAGTGGGTGTGGTGGGAGGCTTGGACTCAGCCTAACACGCGTTGGCTAGTCTCCGCGCCTACAAGTGGCGATGTGCGTGATGTCTGCTTTGAGGGAGAGTCCGGACTGCTTAACGTAGTGCCCAACATTCTCATCAAGGACTACATTAAGTCGCTACATGAGATCAAACTCGTGAATGGGAGCATGATTAAAGGAATCGCAGCTTCTGAGCCTGATCGCTTTCGAGGTCCGCAGTTCCATGGTGGCTGGCTTGACGAGCTCGCAGCCTGGGACTACCTTGACGATGCTTGGGACATGCTGCAATTCGGCATGCGACTTGGCCAACACCCAAAGCTGATATGCACTACGACTCCTAAGCCTAAGCCCTTGATAGTGGATCTCGTGAATCGCGATGGTGATGATGTATGTTACACCACAGCAACCACGTTCGACAACATTCAGAACCTTGCTCCTAACTTCCAAAAGCAAATCCTGCAATACGAGGGTACAAAGATAGGGCGCCAAGAAATCTACGCCGAGATCATCGACCCCGAAGAGTCTGGTATCGTGAAACGTGAATGGTTCAAGCTCTGGCCCCATGAGAAGCCACTGCCTAAGTTTCAATTCGTGGTGCAAAGCTATGACTGCGCCACATCTGACAAGACTAAAAACGACCCGACTGCTTGCGTTGTGTTCGGCATCTTTAAACCTAGCGACGATAAGCCTCTGTCAGCCATGGTCATTGACTGCTGGGAAGAACACCTGCAATACCCTGACCTGCGACCTCGTGTTGTCGAAGAAGCTACGTCGATTTACGGCGACGACAATGAATTCGGTAACGGAAAGAAGGTTGACATGATTCTGATTGAGGATAAGAGCGCCGGTATCTCCCTCATCCAAGACTTGCAACGTGCTGGCCTGAACGTAAGAGCGTATAACCCGGGCATGGCAGACAAGACACAACGTCTCAACTTGGTTGCACCTATCATCCAACGCGGCTTGATCTACGTGCCTGAGTCCAGTGTGCGTGAAGGCGCAGCACGAGATTGGGTAGAGCCACTCATCAGCCAGCTATGCGCCTTCCCCGAGGTACGACATGACGACTTGGTGGATGCTACCACACAAGCACTACGTTTATTACGCGATCAAGGTTTCCTTGTGCTTGATTATGTGTATAATGATTCTGATATTTACGTAGATGACACTCAACCGCGGAGAGTCAACCCATATGCCGTATGACGATATTGACCCAACTGATCTAGCTAGAATGCAAGCAGCAGTTGACTTCAATCGTTACGACGATGGTGCAAGCCAATTACAACGCAGTCCTTTTATGCAACAGGTCGGGCTCTTTGGTAAAGCAAAGCCTAAGCCTGTTGTAACTCCGAATCTATCACGACGCACGATGGGCCTAAACATTCCTACGCAGATGCCCGATCAATTGCCTGCCGTGATAGACCCTTTGGCAAAGCTTCCACCCGGAGGCCCTATTGCCGCGCAGCCGTCTGCATTGCCACAATCGCCTATGGGCCCACAAGCACAAGCACAAGCACCTGCAGAACCTGTTAACCCATTAACCGCGCTTGCTAAGATGCCTATGTCAAGGCGTAAGTTCATGGAGATACCTGCTAACGCTGCAGTGTCACGTATAGGTAAGCAAGCTGTAGGTACCATTGCGCCTAAAGCTATACCTGAAGTCGTGCCTGAGATTGCGCCTGAAGTTGTAAGAAGCGTTGCGCCTACGATTTCTCCAACAATACCTTTGATTGATAAGTTTTTTAGAGAGAGTATGCTTGATAGCGTTGTTGAGCAAATGAATAGTGATGACTGGGGTGCAGGCTCTGCGTATGGCTTTTATGACGATGTGCGACATCACTTAAAAGATAAGATACCCACTAAAGATTTAGAGAAGCTTGATAAATACTCAACGTATTTATCAAATTCGTATGAGAAAATCTTTGAGGGCGCAGAGCCTACAAAGTCGCACTACAACACAGTAAAAAAGTTTGGCGATCTCTTTGGTAAGTACTTGGATTACGTGCCAATGGAAGACTTCCTAGGCGGCACAGAGTTTACTCGCACGGTTGATGAGCCTGCGTATATGAAAAGTATGTTAGAAGATTTTGACTTTACAGAAGGTCAAATTGATGAGTATTTACAGCACTTTTTTGGCGACAACTTAAAACGATATGAAGGGTTTGGTGAAGACTGATGGCGCTAGTTTACGACGAACTTGGCAATGTCATTGGTGATGACAGCACACCTGATATTCCTACACGGCCTGATGTTGACGCCATGAAGTTTGAGCTGGCAAAGAAGAGTACGCAGCCACAGATGTCCATCAGTGAGATGGGCTCCAACTTTCTTGGCAACCTAAAAGACTACGAGCAAAGACTTGGGCTTACAAACCTAAAGAAACTTGTGAGCCAGATTCCTGCAGTCAAAGCTGTGCAGCCACTTGCTGAGGTGCCTATATCATTGGCAACAAGTGTGCCTGCTGCGTTTTCATATGGGTATGTACCACCCGGTTCTCCTAGGTCTGCGTATGACGAAGCTCAAGCTCGATCTGCAGCGTTGCAGTACCAATCGGACAACCCTTACACAAACCAGATGCTTGAGGATTTAGGCGAGACGTTTAAAGGTATGCCTGCATACATCCCAACTGCAGGTGCTTTTAGGCCTCGTTCTACAGATGCACGAGTTCTTAGAGCTCAAGCCGCGGCTACAGGCAAAGAGATAGCAGATATCCCAGCAGACTTTATTAATGCGCAGCAAAGGCTTAAAGCTATGACTGCTGAAGGCAAGCCTACGTATGGCGTGTCTATTCAACAAATGGCTGATGAGTTAGGCAACTATGCGCAACGGCAAAAAGAGCGTGGCAAGCCTATTGTTTCAATCCTTGGTGCTAATCTGGTGCCTGAGACAAAGCTAAACGCTGTGCGCAATGTGAATGAAGGCCAGTTGCTACGACCCGTTGATACAGAATCACGTACATTAGCAAATGCAACAGAAGGTGATACTACACGGTCAATGCCTGGGATTGCAAAAGTTCTCAGTAAATTAGAAACGGTTAACCTTGATAACCCTACTGCAATAATAGAAGCGTATTCAGGCATTGTTGCGCCTGCTGTAATGGGTGCGTACAATGATTACGTACGAAACAAAGTATTTGAAATGTACCCGTACATTGATGACGTGACTGGGGCGTATAAAGCGTATAATATGGGTACAAGTCCAGAGCGTCAAGCACAAAATCGAGTAAAATGGCTTGACGAGTTCACGCAAACACCTGAAGCTCAGGCGCTTGCTGCGTCTGAAAATTCTCAATTACCTACGCTTGCAGAATTTACTGATCGAGTAAAAGCGGCTGAAAGTTTTAAGTCAGGTCCATTTACACAGCAAATTGCAAAGTACGCAGGTACAGCAGAAGATCCGCTTTTACAAGCAGCGCGACAAGGGGTTACAGTCTACTCACCTAATAACTTGCTAACAGAAAGCGTAATGGGTGATGCAAATATTGCAGCAAAAGCTCGTGCAAGTGCAGTTTCACCGCAATACCCTCAAGGTCGAGAACCCTTAGGCGAATACGCAAAAGAATTAGCTGACTCAAACGCAAGGATTGCGGAATTAAAAGCTAAAGTTGATGAGATTACTCAAAGGCGCATGGCTACTGCACCAGACTCAGAAGCTAACAGAGTAACAACAAATCTTCGTAATGACGCAATTACTGCGTTGGAGCGTGAACAAGAAAATAATCAAAACATTCAAATTGCAAGAGCATACGAGATAGCGTCTGATTTAAGTGTTAAAAAAGGCGCAGCTTCAAATTTTGCGTCTATAATTGATCCAAGATATCGACAATTCTTTCCGCAATTGCAAGATACAAGAACCCCTTCTGATGCGCCTATGTTTGACATTGATCGTATTCGCTTTGAGCTTACAGGTTTACCAGTCTTAGGGCAGCAATACATTAACGCAATCATGAAAGGCGAGATTCCGCCGAATCAGGTTAACAATATGTCGTTAGCTAAGTTTCTCAAAAAAGCTGTTGCGCCGCGTATTGCACAAGAAAAGGCAGAAAGACGTAATAGCACTGTAAGACTTGAGACGCTTGATAATGCTTTGCCTAATACTGTAAATACAATACCTAACGATCTACGCTTTGGCAATGTAGGTGTTATTGAAGTTACTAAAGACATGCCCAGAATAGAAAGATTGCGTAACTTTTCACTTGCTACTGAGTTTCTTGATGTTTGCACAGGCGAAGACGGTAGTGGTGGAAACGCAAAGCTACATTTTCTTACAGGCAAGCCGCGTAGGTACACTCCAATACTTGACTATATAACAGGCGAGACGTTTCAAGGTTCTACAGGCGTTGAGCGACGAACATATAGCAGTAATGTGCAAAGAGGCGATAAGATTTCGGATATACATGACATAAATACAGGGCATGTAGTTGCACAAATTGAGTTTAATAAAATAGGCTCAACAACTGCTTCTACACCAAAGTATAACATAAATTACGTGTCAGGCTATCACAATCAAGCAATTAAGCCCGAATACCAAGTAGCAATTAAAGATTACTTAAACTCACGCGCTTCTGAGATTATAAGTGCAGGTCCGCACTTAACAGATAACATAGCATTGTATGACGCAAAGAGCAGATCTAGCGTAACAGCAGCGCTAGACAAAATTGGTAAGCCGCGTGACGCAATTCCTAATAGCGTAATACAAAGTGAGTTGCCTCGCTTCTTTACAAAAGAAGATATTAAAGCGCTAATACCTACACAAGCAGCTGCTGTTAGTTACCAAGGCGATTTAGAAAGCTTACGCTTACAAAAAAATGAGTTGCAAGATCGTATAAGCAATGGGTACTACGCAGATGCTGACGAGATTAATACTGTGCAGCAACAAGTTGACGAGTTTGATAGAGAGATAGCACGCGTTGAGCAGCAGATTGCTGAGCAAGGCCAGCAACGCCCTCGTAGATTGCCTGACATATTTGCACCTAACATTACGCCACAGATTGGGCAAGTGCTTCGTGACTTAGTTGAAAGTGAGCGTAATATATTAGCAAGCAATATAGTATTGGATAATCCTACACGTACAGGGCGTGCAAGACAAATTTTTCAAGATCTTCTTACGGAGGTACTACAAAATAACCCAGTTGCTGACGGCCCATTTGATCTCATCTCTGAGTTGCATGGCCTTATAGCAAATGAAGAGATTGAGCTTCCTGCTATTCGACAGTTACATGCTTTGGGGCTAATGATAGAAGAAAGATTAAACGACTTTGGTATTCAGAATGAGGTGTTTGACCCTAACGCTTGGGAAGCTGAGCCTGAACAGCGTATGCCCGTTGCGCAACGACCTGCGCTTGATCCAGCAATGGCTGCGTTTATGTTTTCAGAATATGAAAACGCACTAAGCGCGCTTGATATGCCTAACCCTGAGCATACACAAGAATTGGTAGACAACTTTAATAGACTATATCGAAGCGCAGCAGAAGAGCACAACCCGGAAACACACCCTCGTGAGTTTATAGATGCTTTGCACGCGCGTTGGGTGGATGACCCTATGGAAGACCCAGATCTTACTCGTGCAATATTTGCGCTTAGACGCAATGTTATAAATGAACTTAACCCAGTTCAAATTGACTATGTTTCAGTTACAGAAGATATAATGGACAATGAAAGGCCTGGGCCTCTAGTTCGTGACGCATACGAATCAGCTATGGGTAACCTAGTTAATTTATATGGCGATACGCCACAGACGTTACTTGGATCATTGCGCGATTACATTGCAGAAATTGCGCCATTACGCCCAAATGGCGTTGTAGATCGCGACATTCTCAGAGCGTATGGGCTACGTACAAGCGGGCAAGCACACCAACTTTTAGATGCGTTTCTTGCGACTATTACACGTATAGAGCGTGAAATGGGTAGACAACGTGAAGTTTTCCCAGGTCAGTTGATACCTGAAGAGCAAGTGCCTGATGAAGTACGCGCTGACATGCTAGACCAAGAGATTGAAGGCATGGCTGAAGATATTATGTATGCGCTTGATGATCAATATGACTTTAATAACATTGAGCCTGCTACAATTCGTTCCCTTATACGAAGTTTAGAAGAAGATAATATTGAAGATGTTTTAGGCTTTGCAACACAGGACTTTGAAATTAATGGCGAAATACCGCCCGCTTTAGTACAATCATTAATTGCAAGATTGCGCAATACTCTTCGAGGAATAGAAGATAATGCTGCTATGATGAACGAAGACGAAGGCCCGCGCCCTTATGCAACGCCTAATGAAGCGTTTGTAACTTTTGTTAACGCCAATGACCAGTTTGAAGGGCCTGATGGCCAATCAACATTGCAAACACTTTTACAGTTTATACAGCGTCCAAATTTACGTGAAAGTCTTCATCTACAAAATTTTACGCCTGAGCAAATTCAAGAGCTTGACGAGCTGTTGCGTAACTACGCCCGTCAGCTTAATGCGCCTCCTGCAGAGCAACCGCCTGCCGCACCTGCAAGAGTACAAGCGCCTCGTGAAGTTACAGGGTTTAATGATGTAGTATATCCGCCTGTATATGAGGCTGTGCGCATTTATGAGACTCAGCGTAATCAAACTGTATACCACGCAACTACTGCTAACAGGCCAATGATGAGTACTCAGGAAGGGCGCTTAATTCCTAATTCTGTATCTGCGTCGTATCGACCTGACGCGGTATGGGGGCCTAGACAATTTACTCTTCGAATCCCTAGAGGCTCACGCATAGGCGAAATAAATAATATATTTGATCTTGTACCAAGATACGCAGATGACACGCCTCTTAACATTGGGCGGTATTTACGACAATACGCTGAAGAGCAAAACCTTGATGTGCTAAAGATACGCAATGTAGGTGGCGTAGGCACAGAGTATGCAATTATTAATCCTGACTTATTACCCAGACTTAATGAGCCACCCGCAGGACGTAAAGATGGTGGTATAATTCGTATGGCTGACGGTGGGCCAGTATCAATAGACGCAATGAAGTACGCCTTAATGAGGAATAAATAATGCCTGAAATGCCAATACCGCAAGACTAATCGCTTTATTAATGGCGATGATAATAACGGCTTGCTTGATAATGAGATGGACGATGAGTCGATTAACGCAATACTAAGTCAAGACGAAGCAGATGTAGAAGAACTACCTGACGGGTCAGCAATTGTTAAGCTTGAAGATCTTAAAGGGCCAGATGATAATCCGGACTTTTATGAAAACTTAGCTGATTCTATTGATAGCTATGACCTTAACTCAGTCGCGCTAAAGTATCTTGACCTGATTGAAAAAGATAAAGAAGCTCGAGAAGATCGTGATAAGCAATATGAAGAAGGTATTCGTAGAACAGGTTTAGGGCATGACGCTCCCGGTGGAGCTCAGTTTATGGGTGCTTCTAAAGTAGTCCACCCAATCATGGCTGAGTCCTGCGTAGACTTTGCAGCTCGCGCGATTAAAGAGCTATTTCCTGCTGATGGACCCGTTAAGACTAAAATCATTGGCGAGGTAACTGAAGAGAAGACAGCCAGAGCTGAGCGTAAGCGCGACTATATGAACTGGCAGCTAACTGAGCAGATCGAAGAGTATCGTGATGAGCAGGAGCAAATGCTTACGCAATTACCACTTGGCGGCTCACAGTACATGAAGATGTGGTGGGATGAGCAAAAGCGCCGACCATGCGCAGAGTTTGTGCCTATTGATAATATCTATCTTCCATTTGCGGCTGTTAACTTCTACACTGCAATGCGAGTTACTGAGGTGCAAGACATTACGCAAGAGCAATTTGAGCTTCGTGTGTCAAGTGGCTTGTACATCGACTTAGGAATTTACCGGTCGTCTGAAGAGCCTAAGGAAAGTAAAGCACAAAAAGCTAATGACAAGGTAGAAGGTAGAAAAGATAGTGGTGAGAACATTGACGGCATCCGTCGTGTGTTCCATATTCAAACATGGCTTGAGCTAGAAGAAGATAACATCACTAAAGGTGAGCGTGCGCCGTATATCCTCATGATTGATGAGAATGAAAGCGCTGTTGTAGGTTTATATAGGAACTGGGAAGATGGTGATGAGACGTATACAAAACTGGATTGGATCATCGAGTTTAAATTCATTCCTTGGCGCGGTGCATATGCTATTGGTCTGCCTCATCTTATTGGTGGTATCTCTGCTGCTCTCACTGGTACACTTAGGGCTTTACTCGATTCAGCGCATATCAACAACGCGCCTACAATGCTTAAGCTCAAAGGGGCTAAGATTTCTGGACAAAGTACGGTTATTGAGCCTACGCAAGTTGCTGAGATAGAAGGCGCACCCGGCGTAGATGATGTACGTAAGATTGCAATGCCTGTGCCATTTAATCCGCCAAGCCCAGTATTATTTGAGTTAATGGGCTGGTTAACTGAGCAAGGCAAAGGTGTTGTTACTACTTCTGAAGAAAAGATTGCTGATGTAACAAGCAATGCGCCAGTAGGCACTACACAAGCACTGATTGAACAAGGCGCTGCAGTCTTTAGTTCCATTCATTCTCGACTGCATGATTCACAGCGACGTGTCTTTAAGGTTCTAGGAAGGTTGAATCGCTGGTATTTAGATGATCAACGTAAAACAGAAGTTGTACAAGATTTACAAGTTACGCCTGACGATTTTATTACTAACTCTGATATTATTCCAGTATCTGACCCGCATATCTTTGCTGAGTCGCAACGTTACGCGCAGATTCAAACGCTTGCATCGCGAGCTGAAAAAAATCCTGACTTGTACAATCGCCTTGCTGTTGAGAAACGAATCTTAAAGCAGATTAAGTTGCCTGATATTAATGAAGTATTACCGGACCCACAAGATGTGAAAGACATGAACCCAGCTCTTGAGAATGTGTCTATGACACTTGGTAAGCCAGTTGGCGCGTTCCCTGCGCAAGATCATTTGGCGCACTTTATTAGCCATATTCAGTTTGCGCAAGATCCGATCTTTGGTGGCAACCCTATTATAGCGCCGGCGTTTATACCTGCATGTTTAGAGCATTTAAAGCAGCACTTAACATTATGGTACTTAGGCCAAGCTGATCGCTACACTAGTGAAGCGTTAGGTAAGCCTTACAACATTCTAAAAATACAACCTACAATGCGCGAAGCTCAGAAGTTGCTAGCGGTATCATTGCAGCACGTGCATATGGATAGCAAAGAAGTATTAAGTGAAGTTGGTAAGACTATTGCGCAGATGCTTGACATGATGAAGAAAATGCAGCAAGATCATCAGCAAATCGATCCAAGTATTAAGATGCAGATTGATGCATTGACACAGACACAAATGGCGGAGACACAACGTAAGGCTGCTAAAGATCAAGCTGATATGCAATATAAGATGCAAGATATGCAAATTATGAACCAAGAAAAACAAGATCAGATTGTTGCAGATCAGCAGATTAAAGCAGCAGAAATTACGCATGATATTAACACCATGACTTTAGAAAGACAGTTTGCAGCAGAAGAGCAGCAAGCGCAGCATGAGCGTCAGATGCAGCAGCAAATGCAACAACAGCAAGCAGCACAGCAACAAGCACAGGCGGCGCAACAACCGCCTCAGCAACCACAACCACCACCACAAGGAGCAGGAAATGTCTGAAGCAATTAGTGCCCACAAAAAAATGGCAATGGGAATGACAGAGGGCAATGTCATGAAAAAAGGCGGTAAAGTAGCTAAGTACGCAAGAGGCGGCTCAGTTAAAAAGCCGGCTGACGTAATGTATAACGAGCCTAAGGGCGCGGAACGTAACCGAATTGGTGCAGTACCAGAGTCAAAAGCTCAAACGCTGATTAACAACAGCAGTCAAAAGCTGCCGTTTGTTAAGCCAACTGGCAAAATTGCCACGTTGAAAAAAGGTGGTATGGCTGCAAAGAAACCCGGTCTAATGATTGTTGTATCTATGGGTAAGAAACCTGCAGCTAGAGGGCGTTAATGCAAATTAGTGCTCTCATTACACTGATTAAACAACGTCGGCAAGAAATTGCTGAAGGTTTGGTAAATGGAAATTGTGCTAATTTTGAAAGTTACCAGCGTTTAGTCGGTCAATCACTAGGCTTGGCAGAAGCTTTGCAGATGATTAATAACTTACTTGATGAGGAAAGAAAAGATGTCAAATGATATCGAACAGACGCTTGAAGAAGCGTTTCCAGTGTTGGACCCTTTAATGGCGCCGTATGGTGCAAGAGTTCTTGTACAATTAAGAGCTGTTAAAGAAAGAGTGACGAGTGCAGGTATAGTACTGCCTGAAGAGACAAAAGAAACCGAGAAGTGGAACACAATGATTGGTAAGGTTATTGCTATCGGGCCTTTAGCTTTTAGAAAAAGAGATACTATGGACGCTTGGCCTGAAGGGGCATGGGCAGCTGTAGGTGATTTTGTACGAGTACCCAAGTGGGGTGGCGATCGATGGGAAATTGACTTTGAAGATAACGGTTTAAAAGGTAAAGCGCTGTTTACTTTCTTTAATGACCATGAACTCATTGGCAAAGTTACCGGTGATCCTCGCTCAATTAAAGCGTTTATTTAAGTTTTGAAAGGAAAACTGTATGAACTCAACTGAAAAGATGGAAATGCAGGTTGACGAAGCCAAAGATGGTGGCGCTATTGTCAATCTACCGCCTGATATACCTACACCTGATGAAAATCTAGTGGTAGAAGGCGGTTCTGAGGCCCTCGATGATGAGGGGATGGGTGGTAACCCACAACAAAGCACACAAAATGACGGTTTGGAGGACGATCCTGACCGCGAAGCCATTCGAGCTGCTCGTAGAGAAGAACGAAGGCTAAAAAAGCAGCTTTATCGTGAAAAAACCAAGGAGTCAAGTCACTTAATTAGTGCACTGAAGAAACAAAATCAAGATTTGGCAGAAAGACTGTCAATTATTGAACGTAAAACTTCAGGCGCAGAATGGGCTCGTGTTGATAAGGCGATTGAAGACGCAGGCGTGCAAGTAGAATACGCTAAAATGAAGATGAAGGAGTCTGTTTCTCATCAAGATGGCGATGGAGTTACTCGTGCACAGGAAATGTGGTATGAAGCTCAACGCAAACTTGAATCTCTTCAAAATATGAAGCAACAAGCTACTAGACAAGGCGCTCAGCAAAAGCAGAACATTCAAGTGCCTGATCCTAGTGTACAACGCCTAGCGGCAGATTGGATGGAACGTAATAACTGGTATGACCCGCACGGTAAGAATGAAGAATCTCAGATTGCTCAAGTTATTGATAAAAAGTTAACAGAAGAAGGTTTCGACCCATCATCTGAAGACTATTGGGAAGAACTTGATGATCGGTTGCATAAATATATACCACATCAGCAAAATCGTGGTTATAATAATTCAAGTGTTAGAAATCAGAAACCGAGGTCTGTTGTGACAAGTTCAGGACGTGAATCGATGGGAACAACTAAATCTAATGAATTT